GGATTCCTTGGACTCAACCTCCACTACATTCCACCCAAGGACCGACTGATTCTCTTGACACAACTGAAGAGGTTTGCCACAGGTCCGCTGACAGACGAACGCACCAGACTGCGACTGTCCTATCCACTGTTGAAAGCCGCACACGCCGCGTACCGCGCGACCCCCTGTGTCAAGCGATACCTCGGTGGTTTCGTGCGCTCAAGGTTCATCGAAATTCCTACTACGGAGTGGGACATTGCAGCCGCACTTCCGCTGCAGAGTTTCACAGGTAAGACCAGTATTCACAAAGAAGAAGTCTGGGCTGAATCGAAGGAGCGATACTAATGCCATCCGAATATTTTTCAAGTTTTCCCTATGTTGGCTATTCACTCAATGAGAACCCTCAACCCGGTGAGTTGACGTGGGTCACGGATATTTTCCGTCGCACTGCACCTATCAGGGATTTACTCAAGAATAGACAAATGTTTTATCGGTACCAAATCGCTGACGGCGAGACCCCAGAGATGATCGCCGGGCGCGTCTACGGTTCAACCTACTACCATTGGGTGATCAATATCCTGAATAACATCACCGACCCCCTGCTGGACTGGCCCAAGGACTATGCGAATCTGGTGGCGTATATCAACGAGACTTATGGTTCCATTGCCAGTGCGTCAACCGGCATTCACCACTATACCATGACACAAAGCAAGGTGGATTCTCAGGGTAACTCCAGTGAAGAGACCTTCATTATCGACGAAACGAAGTACGATACGCTTACGAGTCTGACCCCTGTGGTAACCACATTCAGCAATGGAGTGACGGTGACGGTCACGACGACCAGGGCGACCGTGGACAATTACACCTATGAGATTGATCGAAACGAGGCCAAGCGCAGCATTCTTCTGATCAAGGAAACATACCTTGGACAAATCACCGCGGAATTGGAAACCCTAGTGAGCTAAAATGCCTATACAAGATGGAATGCAGTCCGCCAGCGAGTTTCAGCTTGACGCCCTCACCATTGTCAGTGCAAGTGGTGCTGCAGTAGACCTTCGTCAGGTCATGCGAGAGTTGAACCTCTTTGAGGATTTGTTCAGCAATACCATGACGGGGAACCTGTTCATTGCGGATACGCAAAATCTTATCAACGTCCTTCCCATTGTTGGTGTCGAGCACCTGATCGTCACGGTGATTAAACCATCGGCTCCGTGGAAAATCGACAAGACGTTTCGTGTCTACAAAATCACAGATCGTCGCAAGAGTGGGGCCTCCTCCGAGGATTACATTCTCCATTTTTGCTCCGAGGAATTGATCCTCAGTGAATCATTGAAAATCTCAAAGTCCTACAGGGGCATGACCATTTCCTCGATCATCAGCGATATCACCACCAATTTCCTCAAGATTGATGCGACCAAGTTCCCCGCTACCTCACTCACCGCGACCGTTGGCAACTTTGACGTGGTGATACCATACTGGTCGCCCTTCCAAGCGATCAACTGGCTGTCACGCATGGCCCGCACTGGGACCCTTACTGGATGCTCGTTCGTCTTTTTCGAGGATGGCCGTGGTTATCATTTTGATTCCATCGAGTCTATGACGCAACAGGAACCACTCCAGATTATAAATTTTATGCCTATGAATTTCGCTGCCGCGACACGCGAAAAGAGCGCCAAGTCGGATACACAAATACGACTAGAATCAGCCGAGGAGTATGAACTGGGCCAGGCGCCAGATTTACTCAAGTCATTGTCGAGTGGCATGTATGCGAGCAGACTTAGCCGAGTGAACATCCTCGACCAGCAAATTAAGTCCTCGACGCAAAATGGTATCGAGTTCTTTGGCAAGACCAAGCACCCGAACAAAAATACGTTTATGCAGACGGGGCAGGACAGAACCCGGTCCACACATCCAGAGCATTTCGAGGCATTCCACCGTTCTGCCGTTGATAACCTGAAAATCGAAACGTGGTTGCTGCAACGCAATGCGTATATGTCAGCGATCCACGGATTCCAAGTGAAGATTGCTTTATCGGGTAACATGAACCTGCGCGTGGGGCAAGTGGTGGTGTTGAATCTACCGGCGGCTTCTATTGGTCTCAAGGGCGAGAAGCCACTGGATACCCAGTTCTCTGGAAAGTACCTGATCACCGCCGTTCGACACAAAGTTGATAGAGTTAAATATGCGTGTATCCTGGAATTATCAAAGGACTCTATTGGAACAACACTACCCGCGCCCCTTGATGGAAACCCCGCGATGAAAAAGATAAGGCAAGCATAATGGATACCAACATTGGTTCGCAATTTGTGTGGTGGACGGGAGTTGTTGAGAGTCGCCAGGACCCCAAAAAGGTCGGGCGTTGTCGGGTGCGTATTGTGGGGTCTCATACGGACCTGAAGTCTGTGATACCCACCGCGGACCTTCCGTGGGCACACCCGCTGATTCCTCTCAACGACAATGCCTCATTGCAAATCAAAGAAGGTGATTATGTCGTGGGGTTCTATCTCGATGGGCACGACTCTCAGGTGCCTATCATCATGGGCATTCTTCCAGGTATTCCGGTGGCACTTCCCGCGGCGACCGAGGGATTTGCTGACCCAAGAACAGGAGCAGAGCTATCCGGCGCACCCAGACAACCCGGTGCTTCGCGTGGGGTTCGATATCCTTCACGCTTGAATGAGTCAACGTTGTCTCGTTTGGCGCGCAACGAAAAAATTAGTGATACCCCCATTCAATCGAAGAAAAGTAGCGTGTCCACAGCTTCTATTGCTGGTGGAGGTTCGTGGAGTGAGCCACCGACGAAGTATGCTGCGGTCTACCCATACAACCGAGTCATGGAAACGGAGTCTGGGCACATTCTCGAATTTGATGATACACCCGGGGCCGAGCGCATCCACATCTACCATCGTTCGGGCACGTTTGACGAGTATCACCCCGATGGCTCAAAGGTCACACGGATTAACAAAGATGCCTACGAAATCGTCGTGTCGGATAAGAATGTCTATGTGAAGGGGTCACTGAACATCACCGCGGACCAGGACATCACACTCAAGGCGGGAATGAGTATCACAATCGAAGCGGGAACGGACGTCAAAATCAAAGCAGGCACAGCATTTAGTAGCGAAGCGGGAGCCACCCAGGAACACAAGTCCGGTGGTCCAATGACCCTCAAGGGTATCCCGATGAATCTCAACTAAGGAAAATGCTATGGGATTACCTGTTGTCAGACTAGGAGTTGACATGTGCAGTGGTCATCCAGCGGGACCGACATATTTTCCTCCACGGCCAGCCATCATGGGATCGCCTGACGTATTTGCCGATGGCATTCAAGTTGTGCGAGCCGGGATGGACCTGTGGGCCATGCACACCAATATGATCAGTGTGCATCCTGGAACTGGTATTATGGGTTCCACGACGGTGTTTGTCAATGGGGCCCCCATGATGCGGTTGACCGATCCTCTGGATTGTGGATCAATTGCAGCAATGGGTTCACCAACAGTGTTTTGTGGTTAGGGGGATGTATGGCTTTTAATCTCGATTTCGCTCACATACCTTCGGGCCTTGCGTTGCCCACGTTCCCGGCACCCGCGACTGGTATCAGTTCGGTGTCGAAAAGTGTCATGGACAAGATCACGACTGATCCTGGAAGTTTGTTCAGCAACCCTATGCTTGGATCGGTGAACTTTTTGGGTGACAGTACCACCCGGTTGGAAGGGACCCTCCAGAGCATTGCATCCGGTGACCTGATCAATGGAGGTATCTCTCAGTCTGAGGCTCAAAATTATTTGTCTCTGGACCCTCTCCAAGACGTGCGGACCTCAATGGGTAATTTTATGATGCACACCGACCGGTTGTCTGGGTTGCTCAGGAGCCAGGGCATTCAAGCACCGGGACTTCAACAGGTGCTCTCGATAGGGCTTCAGATGCAGAATATGATGACCATACTGGAAGCGGGTTCGGGGTGTCTCCCTGTGATTGGTGGGTGTACCGGGCTGTTTTCCACGGAGGACTTCAATGGCTTCACCAATCGAATCAACAACGTGCTGTCGTCCATTGAACGGGGGGCCGCGACCATTGCGGATATCACCGACACGGTCAGTGTTGTTGCGAACTTCATTCGAGGGATCGTGGACAAGGACAGTCAGTTCTTGCAAAACTGTGTGAACCAGTTACAGGCCGCGGGTGTTGGCTTGGTCTTGGAGGCCCTCGATACGAACCCTTGCGCTCACTTTATTCTGGACACGATAGCCAACAAAAACCC